TAAAAGTTACGTTATGAAAGTAATATTTGATGCAGACAGTTTAATATACGCTTCTTGCTTTAAGAAGAAGGAGGATAGAGAATCAGCAGAGGACATATTTGAGACAGATATTAATGTTGCTTTTGATAAGTTCAATAATAACTTCGGTAAGCTATTAGCTTTCTTAGAGGATTTAGTTCCTGTTGACGAGATTGTTTTCTGTAATGGTTCTAAGAATAACTTTAGGAAAGACATATCCCCTACCTATAAACTTAACAGAACACAGAAGAGACCAGAGATATTACTAACTCTACATGAAAGAGTTAAGTTTCATTACGATTCTGTTTATGGTGATGGTGTTGAGACAGACGATGTTGTAGCTACACTATGGGCAGAAGAGGTTTTAAACAATGGTGTAGATAGTGTTATCATTATGTCTATTGATAAGGACTACAAACAATTCCCTTGCTGGTTTTATGACTACAACTATAAGAAGAGAGAGTTAGTTAAGATTAGTCGAGAGGAAGCACTTAATAACTTCTACTCACAAATGATTGTAGGTGATACTGCTGATAACATCAACTACTGTAAGGGTTATGGCAAGTCTTATGCTAAGAAGTTATTTCAAGAGGCTAACAGCGAATATTCATTAGTTAGTAGAACCTATAGACTGTACAAGGAGATATATGGAGACGAGGCTAAGTCTATGTTTAACGAAGCTAAATCACTACTAACACTTAAAACCGATTGTTATGAGAACATTAAGCGATGAAGATAAAGACATCATAGAATTGTACTTTACAAATGCTATAATTGAAATACAAGAAGGTTGTCCTAAATACGTCTTAGAAGAGGTCTTAGAGCATTACGAAGAACAAGAGTACTACTTAGCTTGTGCTGGTATAAAGAAAGCCTTAGATTGGCATCATATGAATACCTTCACTAAGGTTATGGTAGAGATAGATAATATAAAAGAAAACAATAATTTAAATTAAAACAAACAATATGTTAGGATATAATAAAGATAACGCAGACGAATTAGCAAAAGACTTTGAAGATTTAACAGGAATACAGTTAAATAGCAATTCAAGAGAGACAGATATAATGATCACAAGAACACTTTTCTATAAGATTCTAAAAGATTTAAACTTTATGAATGATAGGATGATTTCAGAATGGTTTGAGTTAAGAGGGGTTAACAAAGGTCGATCATCTATAACTCACGCTTTACACAAGATAGGTATTTACTACAAGTCTTATGCAGTATTTAGAAACAGATATAATATTTACTTTAATGATAGAGCTGAAGAGTTTTTGTCAATAGAGCAGACTCAAAAGAAGGCGATTAAAGACATTAAACAGAATTTACACACAAGTATATCAAATAAAAATAAAGATGCTTTAGACATCCTTATAGATAGCGTTCCACAAGATAGAAGGGATGAAGTAAGAGAGATTGTTAGTTTAAGGATTAAATCTTGGAGCTGGAAGAGTAAAGATAAATGTCAGATAATACAAGGCGAGTCTGGTTTAGGAGGGCATTTCTACTATAACGTAAATAAATAAATTATGGGAATAATAATTATAATACTTATAATAATAGTAATAAAAATAATAGTTACGATTAAAGACAACTAATTATGAGAGGCACACAACCACATTACGAGAATGGCAAAGACTATGACATTATAGATGTTATAAGGGATTACGACTTGAACTTCTGTAGAGGTAATATTATTAAGTATGTTGCAAGAGCAGGTAAAAAACAAGATGAATTACTTGATCTGATTAAAGCAAAGGATTACTTAGAGAGAGAGATAGAACTATTAAGGGAGGCTAATTAGCTTCCTTTTTTAGTTTAAATGTTAAATAAATGTTAAAAAGTATTGTTAAACTAAAAAAATATTGTAGGTTTGTCTCATAACAAAATAATATTAATAATTAAAAACCAATCAAAATGATTAAAGAATTTAAAAAAACAGAACTAAAGGAATTGTTACAACCAAAAAATCTATTAGAGTTTAATAGAGATTTAAGTGGGAAGCACGTACAGAAAATGATTAAAAGTATTGTTGATTGTGGAATATTAAGATTCCCTGTTATTGGAGACGTATCTGCTTTTGATAAAAGAAAGTATGTGATTATTGATGGTCAACACTTATGTAAAGCTATTGTTAATCTACCAAATGGAAGTGCTGTAAATAAAGTAAGTGTTATCACAAAGAAATACACCGATAAAAAAGAAGTAATTGAAGATATTTCTAAATTAAATAATACACAGAAATCTTGGAATGATGAAAACTATTTAGATGCTTGGTATAAATACGGAAGAAGTAATGAAGCATATTTTAGTAATTACGCTTATTTATATAATTTGTACAATGAAGTTTATGATGGTTTACCTTGTGGATTTTTAGTAGACTTGTATTCTGTTTCTAAATCTTCATTCAGAGAAGGTAATCTTGAGTTTAAAAATAGAGAATTTAGTGATAAACTTGCAAGTTTGTGTTATGATTTAAAGAATGATTTCAAAAAGGCATCTTTTGCTTTAACAAGTTTAATTTATGTGGCAATTGAGAGAAACAAAGAAAAAAAAAACATTGGATTATTTAAGTTAAGATCAAGACTGTTTAGAGCATTATCAAATCAAGAAGATAAAAACATTCAAGGAAGGGAAGAGTTTAAAGAATTTGTTAAAGAAACTTATACAAGACTATAATTATGAAAGAACAACTAAAGGACAAGATATTATCAATCAGACCAGAATATTCAACAGAAGGGTTTTCATCGAACCCACTTCCAAATGAGGTTTCTATCTATTACGAAGGAGAAGATTTTACAGTAGACTTATTCCTTGACATCAATGAAGTATTAAGGATAGACATATTAGAAGGAGAGGATGCTTATGACTTATCTGATGCAGATATTACCTTTATATGTGGTTACTTGTCAGGTCTATTGGAGTACCAAATAGAGATTACTAAGAACTATTATGATGCAGAAAGAGGTCAGCAAGATAACTATTACTACTATAGATAAAAAATATGTTAGATAAAATATTAGAATTTATTGACGAAGAAGAGTTGCTAAGAGCTGAAGGCTTTGATAGTGCTATAATTGGATTAGATGATAAAAGTATGAGATTGATATACTCTAAAAGTTTGTGTATAAATATTCTCATATCACAAGGTATGCCAGAAGAAGAGGCTTTAGAGTATTTTGAAATTAATGTTAGTTCTGCTTGGCTTGGAGATATGACACCTATTTGGTGCTTAGATGATTTGTAAAAAACAAAATAACAACACTTTAGTTATCATAATATGAGTAATTCACAAGAAATTAAGCCAACAGATGGTAGAAAAGGGAATAGTCGTAAGAAATCTATTCCCAAGTTACCAATTCCAGAAAAAGAGAGGTCTAATAAACCTGCAATGAATACTGCAAAGAAGAATAGGAAGAAACAATACGCTAAAAAGGCTATTAAGAACGTATTTGGGAGCGAAGTAAACGCTTTTGAGAGTTTAGCTAAGAAAGCAGAAGAAGGTAGCTATAATCATATGAAATTGCTTATGGATTTTGCTTATGGAGACGATAAAGAGGCTGTTAACAACAAAGTTCAAGCACCTGTGATTAATTTCTTTGGAGATAGCGTTGAAGGTAAGAAGATTAAGGAGAAGATTATAGACGTAACACCAAAAGATGAGTAAGATAGACATACACGAGAAATACATACCTATTTTCAAGAATGAGAGTAGGTATTTTGTTGTTACAGGAGGTAGGGGTAGTGGAAAGTCGTTTGGAATCAATGTTTTCTTGCTAAATCTTACCTATGAGGTAGGGCATAAGGTTTTATTCTCAAGATATACGATGATGTCAGCACATACATCTATTATACCTGAATTTATTGAGAAAATTAACCTAATGGGTGTTCACGAAGACTTTAGGATCACTAAAGACGAAATAATGAACCTTAAAACAGGTAGTTCTATCATATTTAAAGGTATTAGGACATCATCTGGTAATCAAACTGCTGCTTTAAAGTCTTTGAATGGTATAACTACATTTGTAGTCGATGAAGCAGAGGAACTTGTAGATGAAGGTGTTTTTGATAAGATAGACTTCTCTATACGTTCACAAGTTAAGCAAAACAGAGTTATATTGATACTGAATCCAACAACTAAAGAGCATTGGATATATCAAAGATTCTTTCAGAACGAAAACGTATTGGCAGCATCTAACACTATAAAAGGTAATGTTACTTATGTGCATACAACTTATAAGGATAACAAGAAGAACTTATCTCAGTCGTTTTTGCAGAGAATATACGAAATGAAACGTAAGAGACCAGATAAATACCAACATCAGATATTAGGAGGTTGGCTTGAGAAAGCAGAAGGTACTATTATAAGGAAATGGAGAGTTGGAGACTTTATTCCTACAGAACTTACTTGCTATGGGCAGGATTTTGGATTTTCAGCCGATTTAACGACACTTGTGAAGATTTCTATAGATAAACACGCAAGAAAGGTTTGGGTTAAGGAAATCTACGGAAAAGCACATTTAAACACATCTGAGGTAGCTACAAGGAATAAGAATGAGTGTGGTATGGATTTGATTATCTGTGATAATAGTGAACCACGTTTGATCTCAGAACTAAAAACATTGGGTCTTAACATAAAGCCTACGATCAAGAAGAAAGGTAGTATATTATCTGGTATTGCACTTATGCAAGACTATGAGATAGTAGTAGATAGAGGTTCTCACGGTATAATAAGAGAGCTAAACAACTATGTATGGAAGGATAAGGGTGAAGCACCAATAGATAAGTTTAATCACTTTATAGATGCTATTAGGTATGGTATGATGTATTTAGTGCAAGGAGTAAACTCTGGAGTTTATGTGATAAGATAATTACACAAATAGTATGTACTTGCTTAGATAGTACAGATAAAATGTGTAAAAATAAAATGTTTAATATGGAGGGGGTCAATTAATTTTGTCTCCCTTTTTTTGTTTAATATGATGGGGTATGTTTAATATAATGGGGTAATCCTATGTTTAATATAATGGGGTGCAATTCATTATTATTCATACCAAAATTTAGTAGTAGATTTATTTTGTTATATGAAAAAATTGTTGTAGACGTATGCACGTGTTTCCTTATTAAGTTATGTTACAAATTTACAATAGTGTTAAAAGATGGCAATTCATAAAAAAAGTTAAATTGTAAAGTTTTTTATTTTTTTTGTTGTGTAATTAAAAATAAAGTGTATATTTGTATCGTAGTAATTAATTAAAGACAGAACATTATGAACTTATCAAAAATTTTAAAAGACAAAAGGATTGTCGATTATGACGTAGAGTCAAATTATGGAGAGGATGACACTTATTTGTTTTACATATCCTCTAAGTACATATCCACTTGGGAGAATGGTAACACTATTACAGACGAGAAACCATTTTCATATATTGGAGCTATGTTAAAAACAAAAGGAGCAATAATTTTAAATCAATAAAAACAAAATATTATGAGTAAAATTAAAAAAGTACAAGAGATTATAGATTTTAGCGTTAGAACAGAATTTAGAAAAGATTTTGGTATGTTCCAAGTACAGGCTTGTGTTTGGAGTTGTGTTAGTGAAAATGAATGTGGTTATGACCACGACATAACAGAAACAGAGTTAAGGTTTTTTCTAAACGGTAAACCTTGTAACTACATTGGTTTTAAAGAGTTATACGGAAAACTATACGGTGCAAATGTTTTCAGCCAATTTTATACTGAATTAGTCACAGAATTTGAAGAAGCATACTTTAAACAAACAACCTA